CAATTCAGAGCAATTGCTGATGCAGCAACGGTTGCAGGAACTGTTACAGTTCAAATTCAAACCATTAATGGTGTAGGATTAGTTTGGGCTCAAAATCAAAACCAAAACTTGAATAATACTATCCAAGCAGGTATGACAGTGACTCCACTTCCTTCGCATCAGGCCGGTTGGATGGATGCAGGTAATAGTTTCTATTTAGCAATGCCTAAACTTCCCGATCAATCACCTTTCGAAACTGTATTCTTTAAAGATAAAGAATCAGGTGCTGCATTGAGGCATTATTGGGGTGCTCAATTTGGATTAGATAACCGGGCTTATGTTAGAGACTGTGTATGGGGTTCTACATTAGTAGCTGAAGATTCTATGCGATTAATTATCCCTATGTAATCTAACCCTCTAATTGGAGATTTTAAATGACAACTTATAAATCCTATGCAACAGCCCCATTCGCATTCGTGAATGGGCTTGGCATAAGTAACAATGTAGCTACACCGGATACGAAGGTAAATATTGCTGCGGGTTCCATTCTTGATTCAACAGGAACCTATCAATTAACATCTACTTCTTCAATAACAATTAATGCCGCATCAAATGGTCTTAATGGGTTGGATACAGGGACTTTTTTAGCTTCCAAAGTTTACGCTGTATTTTTGGTTGCCGATCCCGTCACTCTGCAACCTATAGGCGCTATGATTTCCTTAAGTTATACAGCACCATTAATGCCATTTGGTTACAGTGCTTTTGCTTTACTGGGATTCATTACAACCGATTCAAGTGTGCATTTCCTTAAAGGTTATTGGACAGATACAGACAGTGCCTCAAGATTATTTATGTACGATGCGCCACAAATTACAGCTGTATCAGCAGGTAATGCAACTTCTTATGCAAGTGGCGGCATTAGTTTGGCGGCCTTTTCGCCAGCAATAGATAATCTTCCTGTTTGGATCTATTCGGACTTTACTCCCGGTGCTGCTAGCCGTACTTTATCTATGCAACCCGGTGGCGCCACAGGCGATGCTATTATTATTACAGGTCAAGTAACTTCAGTCCATGTAACAAGTAATAGTTATTTAATGTCTAGATTAGTAACCGCTGTTCCTACTATTGCTTATAAAGTAGCAAATTCAGGAGACGCAGTAGCAATTAGTGTTGCTGGTTACCAATATAGTTTATAAGGAGTTTATACTATGGCTTATACTGCGTTACAATTAATTACGAGAGCGTATTATTTATCGCAAGTTGTAAGCCGTAGTTTGCAAGTAGTAAGTGGTGAGCAGATAACAGATGGTTTGTTTCTGCTCAACTCATTATTAGATTTTAAATCCACTGATTTACGATTGATCCCTTATTTTCAACAATATAATTTCAATACCATCCAAGGACAAGAGGTTTATGATATTCCTAATTTATTATCAGTGGAGACATTAACTTTTAATATTGGCGATGTGCGATTTTCGTTAGAAGATATGTCTCGATTTGGTTATTTTCAACCTTATCGTGTTGATAGCATTCAAAGTTTACCTTACCAATATCGCGTTGAAAGGAAACTTGGTGGTTCTAATGTTTATTTGTATTTTCTTCCTTCACAAATATTTCAAATGAAGTTATGGGGAAAATTTGCATTAACAGAAGTGACTCTTGCTACAGATATGACCACATTGTATGATTTATATTACCTTGAATATTTACGATATGCACTCGCTGAATATATATGCAGTGATTGGGGTGCTACTTTTCCCGATCAGTCTCAAAGAAAATTTGAACAAATCCAGAAAAAAATCATGGATGTAAGTCCTCCTGATTTATCAGTCCATAATCAAAATTATTTTGGAAGTACACCGGGTCTTGACTGGCAGGTGGTGAATTTGTCGAATGGTTATTTGCCTTATTAGAGGATAAAGATGCCCGCACCTAATCTTCAGCAAAGTGTCCAGGAAATACCGCTTAAAATTGTAGGTGGCAATAAATTTGGACGTTACCCAAAAATATCGGATGAACAGACCTGGAATATGATTGTTAGTGAAACCGGCTTAGTTCCTTATGCGGGTTATAAAAATGTGTTGACTCAATCATCCTCGGCTGTAGGTCGTGGCGTCTATTCCAGTTCCCGCGGGGCATTAATATTAGCAGTTTGGGGTCCTCAAGCATATATTATTAAACAAGGTGTAAATACCTTGGTCGCTACATTTATTGGTAATTTAGTGACATCTATTGGAGATGTATTCATTGCTGAAAATAATAATGCGGAACTGGCTTTCACAGATGGCGTGAGAATTTATGTTTATAATTATCTTTTAAATACATATAAAGTCTCAGGTACTGATTTTACTGTACCTGCCGCATTAAACAATCCGGGTTATATTTCTTTTCAAAATGGTCGATTAATCGTTGCTGATACCGATTCAACTAATTGGTATCTATCGGGCGCGAATGCGGCAACTACCTGGACAAGTGACCCCAATAGCGTTGGATCATTACAAAGTAAACCGGATAAAATACAGGCCGCCGTTCCATCTCCAGGAGGCGGGAATAATTTGTATGTATTTGGCCATAATGTAGTTGAGCAATGGCAGGATGTGGGAGCTGCCATATTTCCCTATCAACGTTCTAGCACATTTAATGTTGATTATGGCACATTGAATGCTTCCAGTATTTCAGCATTGGATAATTATGTCGTCTGGTTGGCTGCTAATGAACAGTCAGGCGCTACATTAATGATAGTATCGGGTAACAAGGCTACTTCCATTAGTACGGATGGGATGGATTTTAAATTAGCAAAGCTAACCGATCCAAATAATTGCACAGGATTTCTATTTAGGCAAGATGGACATTTAATATACCAGTTCACTTTTCCTGACGACAACTTAAGTTACGCTTATGACTTTAATACACAATTATTTTTTACAGTTAGTGATGAAAATCTTAATTATCACGTGGCTAGAAATGTTATTCTGTTTAATAATCAATATTATTTCGTTTCATTGAATACAGGTAATCTTTTTGAGTTTAGTACGGATATTACAGACATCGTTTATGGGCCTGATAATATTCATGAGATTCCAAGAATTAGAGTTTGCCCTCCTTTTAGGCTGCCAACCCAACGCATGTTTATTCTTAAAAGTTTAGGATTTACTGTTGAAAATGGTCAGCCAAATAATATAACTAATGTCACTAATTTAACTTCTTTGATAGTAGGAAATCTCTCCACTGAAGATTCTGTATCTATTACAACAGAGGATGATTTTATTTTAATTGTTGAGTCAGAAATAGGGCCAACTTATGCTTATCAATTAGCCTCTGAAGCTATCGATTTATCTATAGCGCGAGACGGTGGAGAGAGTTTTGGCAATTCTTTTCGAATTCCGATGAATGCAATAGGAAAGCGAACTAGTCGTCTTATATGGCAGCAATTAGGACAGGCTAATGATATGACGCCGCAGTTAAGATTTTCTGGATTTGGTCGATTTGTAGCCTTTGATGGTATAATGGAGATTTATCAATAATGGCGAATCCACCACCTGTTATACGGATCCCTAATTTACCGAATGGCCAATTGGTTGATGACGAAGGTAACGCGACAGATGACGAATTAACTTTTCGGCATGCATTAATTTCCCAATTACAAAAGAATTTTGGAAATGAAGGTTGCGTTATACCAACTCAATATGAACAAACAGTTCCATTTGATGATGTAACTAAAATACAAAATAATCAAAATGGCCAAGGACAATTTACTTGTCAATTAGGTACTATGCTTTATGTTATTCGTGATCCAGCAGATTATACGCAAGATTCAGTAATGATAGCTGTGCGAAATGACAATAGTTATCCATTAACCGCCCCATTATTTAAAACCGTAACATTGGTATAAGGAGTTAGCAATGAATGTATTTGACCCATTTGGAATTTTCTCAACGAAGAAGACACCTAATCCTGCTGACGCGGCCAATGCGGAATTAAATAAAATACCAGGCGCTACGTCTCCTTATTACGATCCGTATATTAATGCAGGAAAAGAAGCCTTAGGTACATTAAAAGATGAATATGGTAATTTACTGCAAGATCCTGGTTCAATTTATGATCGCTTAGGAAAAGGATACAAAGAATCCCCTGGATATCAATTTGCACTAAAACAAGCATTAGGCGCAGGGCAAAATGCATCTGCCGCAGGTGGGATGTTAGGAACACCTGCCGATCAACAACAACAAATGGGATTAGCGCAAGATGTCGCATCCAAAGATTTTCAGAAATATCTCGATAGCGTGACAGGTCTTTATGGAAAAGGATTATCAGGAACCGAAGGGCTTAATAAACAGGGATTTGATGCATCCACTGAATATGGGAAAATGCTTGCTGATATATTTGGTCAAAAGAGCTCAAATATATACCAAGGAACGGCTGGACAAAATGCAGCGGGTGGCAATAAACAAGCACAGTTAATGCAAATGATAAGTACGTTCCTGCCTTTTTACTAGGAGCCTAAAATGGTATTAAATTTTCATGCGCCAAGACAACTTACACCGGAGGATTTTGGTCAATATGATTTAGGCAAAGCGATTCGATCAGGCTTTGATACATTCAATAAATTTCAAGAAGCGCGATATAAGCCTAAAACATTAGCTGAAAATCTTTTATCTAGTCAATTGGCCAATAAAATAAATTCAGCGAAAGCAAAATACGCTGAAAAAAATGAAGAGACCAATTCAAATATATTAAGTGAAAGGCTTAAAGAGCTTGGGATCACTAATGAAAATCTCCCTGAAAAATTAAAATACGCGCTCCAACAAGAACAAAGAAAAGCAGAACATCCTGAACTTTCATATACTGGAGGTGTAGGCGATCTGGCTCGATTAAATGATTATGCTTCTAAAAATCCTGATTTATTTGACTATCAATCAAAACAAGTTCAGCCATCAGCTCCTGAAGAGAAGCAACCTGAATTAGGGCAAATACCGAGCTATATTGCTTCTTTAAGAAAGCCCATTGAGCAACCACTTAATCAAGCACAAGAGCCGTCTTCTCAATTAGAGAATATGCGAAAACATATTTTGTCAAAATTGCAAGGGCAATCAGGCCCATTAACAGGTGCTGCAAGAGATGCGCAATCATTGCAAATGCTTGGCGAACAATACGGGAAAGACAGTGAGATCTATAAAGATGCTAGAAAAGCCTATGATGCACAAACAGGTGCTAGAGAAGCATTGGCTCGCCAAAGAAGCCTTTCCCCATTAGCTAAAAAATTAGCTGAAATGAAAGAAGTTGACGAAGGATTTATCCCAGGAACCAATAAAACACAGCAATTCGATTCACCTGAGCAAAGAGATGCCTGGAAAAATGCATTAGTGGAAGATATTGAGAATCTTAAGAAAGGTCAGCATTATGTTTACGATCCAAAAACACATGAAAGAATCGGCGTTAAAAGACCATTAGATAATGAAGAAAAGAAAGTGGAGCGTGGACGCATCATCTTTAATGATACGTTCCCCATCGTTAACACAGGTTTATCTGAATTCAGTGGAAAAGATTCTATTCGAAAATTTGATAAATACGTTGGAGAATATGGGAAAAACCCTGAAGCGACACAGAAGATTGACGATCTCTTATTGGCCTTAAAATTAACTACTGTTACAGCAGTTAATGAACAAGGAACTATAGGCGCTGGAAAAACAAATGTCACTTATCGCGCATTGCTCAATTCTATAGCCCAAAGTGATTTGCCTAAAATAGTAATGAATTATGAGAAAAACTTTAGGTTGCCAGCAGAAGCCAACATTAAAGCGGGATTACGTTTTCAAGAGATATTAAACAGAACCTCTAAAAAGGCAGCTTCGCAATTGCCGGCATATAAAACAGAGTACTTTAAACCACAAAGTCAGAATGAAAGTGGGAAGACCCATTATAGCGATCAAGATATTACAGATACCGCTAAAAAATATAATATTGGCGAGGAAGAAGTACGTAGACGAATTGCTTCGGCTGGGGGAAAATAATGGCAAGAGACTTATTTGAAGAATATGGCATTGTCAAAAAGCCTAAGAAAAAAGAAGTAGATATATTTCGAGAAGAAGGAATAACCACTCCAGAGGAAGAAAAAGAACAATTTCATCAAAAATTTACGGGTAAGGTACAATCCGGATTAGAAGATTTTTTAAGACAAGCTTTTAGTGGGGTTATTAATAAAGGCTCTTACGCCTCCCCTTATCCTGAATCATTGCGCCCAACCGCTAAAGGCGCTGCGATAGGATTAACACAAGGATTAGGCGATATAGGTGCTTCTATTGGAAATTTCGGTTTAGAAGGTTTAGAAAATGCAACAGGTGCCGATTATGGGCGAATTCCTCATTCGGATATAAGAAACCCAAATCCAGAGACAACAGGCGAAGATTTAGGACAACGAGGCGGCGAAATAGCAGCCCCTTTTCTCTTACCTGGATTTGGAATGTATAAAGCGGCCTCAGCTGCTAAAACGCCATTAACTAAATTATTGGCATCTAGTGGTGCCGGAGGATTATTAGGAGCTGCTGAAAATGAAGGCAATCGTGAAATTGGGGCTAGTATTGGGGCTGCTATTCCTTTTGGTGCTAGTCTCACTAAATCCGTTATAGGAAAGCAAGCAGCTAATATTTATGAAAAAAATAAAGAAAAATATCAAAATTTATATAATGATTTTTTTAAAGAAGTAAAAAGTCAAGGAATAGAAGATAAATTAACCATTCCCTCCGCGTTAAAAAAAGATTCGGAAGGCATTAAATCCTTATATAAAAATACTTCACATAATGAAAACTTACGTATTAAACGTTTTGCAAATAATCCAACACTTGAAAATGCGCATCACGCACAATCTGATTTAGCAAAAATTGCACGTGAATTAAAAGATAAAAAGGAATACAAAGGCGTTAAACTATCAGCAGGTGAGGAAGAAGCATTATTAGAAGCTAATAATCTTCGAAAACGCATTAAAGGTTCTTTACAACAGCATTTTGTTAAAGCAGATAAAAAAGATTTTTCAAAAGAATACAATGCTATTACGCAAGGATATTCTAAAGAAGTAGCACCTTTTCTTTCGTCTAAAGAACTTACCAAAAAGAATGGTCGCGCTAGTAAAATTGGCAAAGAATTATTAATGAATCCTAAATTTCATGAATCAGAAATAGCTAAATCTATTCCTGGGTTTGGTATTCGACATAAAATAGGACAAACTCCTAGATGGGTGCAAGGGCTAGCAGGAGGAGCTTCAATCCCTATATTAACGGCTGCTGGCGTTCCAATTCCGGCATATTTGCAAAAAATATTTAGCTGATGCTTGTTTTTTAATCCAATATAGAATAGTATATTTCTTTTTTGGAGAAAAATATGTTTATATTATTTTGTACTATTATTGGTTTAATATTTCAGGTGAGCGATCTTGAAAGTAAATTAAAAAATTCCCAGCAAAGATTGCGTGAAGATAGTTTTGAAGAAGAAGAATATTATTAATTTATATTATCTTAGATCAAATAATCCCGGAATGCTCTTTTTATAACATTATAAGCAAATTGAGGTCAAATAAATACAGATTGTATTATTGAAAAATTGGAGTAAAATATCAGGTAATCATTCGTCTATAGGGTATTGAATGGCCTTACCTGATCCAAGATTTATAGAATCACCTAGCCTTCAAAATATCTTTTTAAATAAAGACGATGGGACTTTATTATCAGGCGGCGCTGTTTATTTCTATGAAGATGTAGCTCGTACCGTTCTAAAGAATATCTATCAGCAAGTGCGCCTTCCAAATAATACTTATACTTTCGTTGCATTAAATAATCCGGTAACTCTCACTTCAATAGGAACTTACGGCGATAACTCGGGTAATGATATCAATGTCTATCTGTATCCTTATACAGGTCTGCCAACAGATACAATTCAAGGCGACGTTGATTTATATTTTATCCAGGTTTTTTCCAGTACGGGCGTATTTCAATTCAGTCGTGAAGCATGGCCGCCTAATTTTCGACCAGCATCTGGATCCAGCGTTTTCCAAGATTCAGATAATCAGATAGAGAATCCACAATTCGTTGAGGTAAATTTTGTTCCTCCACCTGGATCAACTTCTTATGCAGCAGTAGTCACAGGATCTGGAACCGTAACGAATATAGCACCTGATTGGGATTTATTGACCGATGGCTCGGGTACGGTACATCTCACTCAGCTTGCTATTAATGTTAATGCGCCATCAGGGTTTCCTTATGCACTTGAAGTTTCTTCTACAGGCATAACAAGTCTTAAGTTAAGGCAAAGGATAACAAATAGCCCTAGAATTTTAGGTGATGGATTTATATCTGGCAGTTTTGTAGCCAATAGCTTTCTAGCAACCGCAGTTCATTTGACGATGGATTACATCGCCTCTAATGGATACTCAGTTAATTTAGTTAATAGTTCAACATCAGCGGATGGCTTATATACGACACTAAAAAATGCAAACGCTACTCCTGTCGCTACAACAAATGTGGATGCGCCTCCAATAGGCTATGTAGATATAGTTATAACCATTCCAGTAGGGGCAGATGTAGGCATTTCGAGCGTTCAAATTGTAAGTGTTCCGGATGCCAATTCAGTCGCAGAATTTTTTCAAGAATCTGTTCCCCGACAAAAAGATCACCTTTTTCATTATTATGAAACAGAATTAATCATAAAACCCAAACAATCTATTTTAACAGGCTGGAACTTTAGATTGAATCCCTGGCAATTTTACCCCCGCGCCTTAACAACGCTTGTAAGTACCGGAGGATATATTGCAGATCAAACCGTTTTGATAGCCGAAGTAGCAGCAAGTTTACAGACTTCCGGTAGTAATACACCCACACAAGATGAGGCATTTGTAGTAAAAGCCTTAACAGGTGTAACACAAGGCAGGTTTGCATTAATTCAATATATTGATGCGACTACCGCAAGACCTTATTTATTTCAAACGCTTTCCTCCTTAATTAGAGCATCTATTGTTACAAGCCATAATACCAAAGTGGGTTTAAAAGTAAGATTACTTTCTTCAGCCATTCCACCAGCTACGGTTAATCAAGTAACGAGCTGGGATGCTAATGGCCCTGTATTTAATCCAGCAGATTGGGCGACTTCATTGCCATTAAACGATCCCGCTTATACATTGACATCGAATGTTGCAGCTTTTGGATACAGTGATGTCTATTCCTATAATCAAATATTAAATCTACCTTCTACAACAACCACTCAAACATTAGCCTTGGTTGTCTACACAACAGCGGCCATGGATAATACAGCAGGAACCGAAGATTATATTACTTTTTCTTCCGTTTCTTTAGTACCTAATGAATTCGCCGTAGAATCTAATCCACAAACATTTGATCAAGTATTACGTGAATGCCAATATTTTTATGAGCAAAGCTACAATGTAGGTACAGTAGGCCCAGCTATTACCGCAGTAAATGAACGTTCCGCTCAGATGAATAATTTAATAGTGGGTGGCGATAGTCATTTTTATACACAATCATTTAATCTTACCTATCAACAAAAACGTGTGAACCCTACTATTGTTTTTTATTCCCCTACATCCATCACTGCGAACCAAGTTGAGATAGCTATCAATAGAAATAATACTTATCCCACTGCAATTTCCACTTTGGCGTCGACTAATTGGACAGCAGAAGGCCAAGGTCTTTCCAGTATTTTTTATAGAGCCAACACTAATACAACCAATCAAATGACTATATCTCCTGGAGTAGTAGGTGATGAAGCATATATATTGTATCATTTTACAGCAGATGCCCGATTAGGAGTCGTATAAATGAGTTCTTCAAAATTTTTAATGACGCGTGATTTAGGTGGATATAATGGATTTGGGGTATCTTTTGTTCAAGATGCTAGGAGTCTTATATTAACAGCAACAATAGAACAACATTTTACTGTACCTTCTAATTTCCCTAATTGGTTAGCAATATTTAGTTTTTCTCCAGGCACTAATGTATGGGTAGATGGAATCAACACGGCTGTTGTCCCAACAGGCGCAGTAAGTGCGACAACAGCTATATTAAATCCTGCGGCACGATCTGTTAAAGCAGGACAAGTAATTTCCATGATAACAACTGACTCTACACTCCCTCAAGTAGGAATTGAATTGTTTGTTATCTCACCTGAGAGTTAAAAATGGGATTATGGAATATATCACTGGGCGTAGGGATAACTAATAATCCATTATTAATAAGCCCAGTAATTATAACGGTAGATCTCGCCACAATTCATGTGCCGCCTGGTGGAGATGGACTATTGACGGAAGGTGGATCTTTTATATTAACAGAAGATGACGACTTTCTAACGACGGAGTGATGAAATGCCCCAAATTAAAATTTCCCAATTGGCGACTGGCGTTCCAAAAGGAACCGATGAAACACCAGCCACCGATCCAACCGATACTTCCCAAGCCGCATCAGGAACCACAAAAAAATACATTAGGACTGATGAGTTTAATTATTATGCTGGATTATTAGGTTATACGAATGTTGCTCCCGTTAGAGTCACAACATTTACATCTCCCCTAACTGTTGTTTATGCAAATGGCGCAGCCGGTGTGGGGGCTACACTAACTAATGCGGGCGTTCAAGCAGCTTTAGTAATTGATGGCGTATCCTTAGCTGTTAGTGACAGAGTTTTAGTAGCCTCACAAGCCGCTCAACTACAAAATGGTGTTTATACCGTCACTAACATTGGCTCTGGTGCCACTAACTGGGTAATGACAAGAGCCACTGATTATGATCAACCTGCTGAAATTATTCAAGGCCAATTAATTCCTATTAATCAAGGAACGCTTTATGGCGGACATTCCTTACAAGAAACAGGCGCCGGACCCTGGACAATTGGGGTTACTTCTATTATTTTCGGTGCTCTTAATTCTTTCCCAGTATCACCGACCAATGGCGGAACGGGAGTTTCAAATCCAACAGCACACGGGGTTCTAATCGCTGAAGGCGCATCACCAATGACCTCTTTAGTATTAGGCGCTGGACAAATATTAATTGGTACAACAGCAAGCGATCCTGCTGTCGCCACATTAACGCCAGGAACAGGGATATCAATAAGCTCCGCTTCAGGCTCTATAACCATCTCATCTTCTGGTGCTACGACTTGGATCGATCAAACAACCGCATCAGTAAATATGGCGGTTAATGCGGGATATGTAGCTAATGCTGGCGCATCTCTAATAACCTTTACATTGCCAGCGGTGGCCGCGATTGGAGATTCTATAGAGATATTAGGACTTGCAGCTGGACTTTGGTCTATTGTTGAAAATGCCGGTCAAACAATGCATTTAGGAAATCAACCCACTACTATAACTACAGGGTCATTGTCTTCTACAAATCAATTTGATTGTATTAAATTACGTTGCATGACAGCTAATACTGTTTGGACAGTGGTAAGTGCAGTTGGAAATATAACCGTGGTTTAATGAGGGTTTATAATGGCTACAAACAATTCAGTCAATGTAACACTTTCCGGACAAACGGGAACCAGTAATTTTGTTGGGTCAACCTCGCCAACCATTATAACGCCTAAAATTGCACAAATTAATGATAGTAATGCATTAGCAGTAATGACATTTAATCCAACAGCAACAGCCGTTAATTATATAGCCGTTACTAATGCAGCCACTTTAGGTGTTCCTTTAATTCAATCTTCCGGCACAGATAGCAATGTATCTTTATCATTAGCAAGCAAAGCGACTGGATTAATTTCATTTTTTACCACTAATACTACAACACCTATAGTGTTTAGCACAGGAACAACATACCAGCACACTACGATTTTTAACTTCCCAAACACCGCTGCATCAAGAACTGCCACATTTCAAGACGCCGATGGCACCGTGGCCTATTTAGCCGATATTACATCGGCTGGCTCCCTTAAAAACATTCAAGTTTTTACAGGAAACGGAACTTATACCGCAACTTCTGGCACAAATAAATTGATCGTCTATTGTACTGGAGCCGGAGGCGGAGCTGGAGGAGCTGGCTCAGGTATTGCAGGAACAGGTGGCGGCGGAGGCGGCGGAACAGCGATCCTCTATACTACAAATGTTTCAAGTCAAACTGTTACAATTGGGACAGGTGGTACAGGCGGAAGTGGTGGCGGAACTAACGGAAATCCCGGTGGAACAAGTTCTTTTGGTGCATTATGTACAGCAACGGGTGGCTCAGGCTCTACAGCTACTAGCACCGCTTCGCAAGTAACAGTCGGTGCCAATGGTGGTGTAGGCTCAAGTGGGACTATTAATTTTGTTGGCGGCTGTGGTGGCATTGGCGCACTTAATAGTACAGTCACTACACAATATTCCGGTGGATTTGGTGGGAGCTCTTTCTTTGGAGGGAATGCTAGTGCTGTTATTAATGGCCAAGGAGCTAATGGCAGTAACTATGGTGTTGGTGGCGCAGGAAGTTCAGGGATGCCATCCACTTCAAGAGCAGGCGGGACCGGTGCTAATGGTGTAATTGTTGTTTATGAATTTGCATAAGGAATAAAAATGTTTGCATTAGTATTTCAAAACAAAGTCATACAGATAGAAATGCAATCTTTCCCTGTCTGCGATGAAATGATATGGATTGATTGTACTAATTTGCCAGATTGTGATATTGGATGGGACTGTTATAACAATATTTTAACGCCGCCACTAATACCCATTCCTACTTATGAAGAAATATTTTTTACTTACCAAAGTAATATTCGAGGTCTTTTCGATCAAAAAGCAAATGAAAGAAGATATGATTCAACATTACATTGCCTTAGTTATTTAAATAGCTCAAATGATAACTGGAAATCTGAAGCACAAGTTTTTAATATTTGGCGCGATCAATCAGTAGAATATTTGATTAATGTAGAGACTGAAGTTTTAGAAGGGCATATGCCCATTCCAAGTTATGAAGATTTAATTGCAGGTCTTCCTGTATTAAATTGGCCATGAATCAATGTTAAATTTTATAAGGATTATATAAAATGGCAACTAATAACGCAGTCAATGCACCTTTCCCTTTATCTGCCACGCAAGGCGGTCTAGGAATAGCCTCACCTACAGCACACGGTGTATTAGTTGCCGAAGGTGCTAGTGCAGCAACACCTATTGTTTTAGGTGCCGGGCAAATTTTAATAGGAACTACTGCAAGCGATCCTTCTGCCGCAACATTGACAGCCGGTGCTAATATTAATATTACTTCAGCTACTGGCGCCATCACTATTGCTGCAACAGGATTTGGTGCATTTGCATGGAATGATGTTTCTGGAACTTCACAAGCTGCTGCTATTAACAATGGCTATATTATTTCCAATGCTGGGCAAACCACTGTGACTATTCCGGCTACTTCCGCAGAAGGATCGGTATTTGCAGTTCAAGGTAAAGGGACAGCAGGATGGATCTTGCAAATGAATACTGGACAAACTTTGCATTATGGGAACTCACCAACAACTTCGGCTGGATCGCTTACTTCAACTAATCAATGGGATTCAGTATTTATCGTTTGTGTGACTGCAAATACAACTTTTGCTGTGGTTAGCTCAATTGGTAATTTAACAGTCGCTTAAAAAAGGATTTGGTATGACAACAAATAATGTTGTGAATGTAACTTTAGCCGGGCAAACTGGCACTGGCGCATTTGTTGGAAGCGTTTCTCCCACTATTACGACACCTAAAATTGCACTAATCAATGATGCATCCGGAAATAGTGTTTTAGCGTTAGGGTCTAATGCTTCAGCAGTAAATTTTATTACATTATCTAATGAACCGGCAGCTACAGCTCCTCGAATTGCCGCAAGTGGACCCGCTGCCGATATAGGAATGGATTATTACACTAAAGCCTTGGGCGCACATATATTCAATTCAACATCTAATCAACCATTTAGCATTTTCAGCGGAACAAGTTATCAGCATCAATCTTTATTTAATTTTGCAAATACCGCTCAAACTCGTAATATAACATTTCAAGATTCTGATGGAACATTAGCTTATCTTTCGGATATATCGGGCGGATCTATTATTACTTCTTCTGTTTCTTTAACATCAGCTGACATTCTTGCGTTAGCTACGGTTCCTATTACTATTGTTGCGGCACCTGGATCCAATAAATATATCGCTCCTATTATGATTACTTCCAATCTATTTTTTAATACAACACCTTACTCAATAGACACGACAGCTAATTTTTATTATGGAACGAGTTCGGGCGCTCCTTTAGTAATATTATTTAATGCGCAAAATTTCCTAACTCAACCACAAAATGCGATAGAATTATCAATAGGCTCCGTATCTGGCCCAACAGATTTTGATAGTACATTGCTATTAAATCAACCCATAATATTAGAAGCACCTGGTGCGACTATTGCGGATGGGGATAGCCCTATTACAATTAAGGTGCAATATCTGGTAATCGATTTTAATTAAAATTCATTAAAAGGAACTCTTATGCCAATTTTAAATGCAACAACAAGTCAAACCGGAACAGTAGGCGTTTTTCCTAGCTTAGCTTATATTGATACAAATGATACCTTAGCCACCATTTTAACTACAGGGTATTTAAATTTATTAGTTCAAAGTGGCACTACTTTTCAAATGCCTTGTATAGCGGCTGTTTCTACGCGCACAACGCCTTCCGCTCAACCTGATGTAGGCTGGTTTCAAGTCGATCACACAGGTGCTAATTGGTCGCTAGTAGTGGCCGAAAGCCCCGGTGAAGTGGTATTGCCAACTATTACCAATCATATTATTGTAAGTACAGATACATTAGGAACATTGGCCAATCTAACCGGAACAGCTATTAATAATGGCTCTATACAGGCTGGATTAAGTGGAACTGCCGGTACATTAATCTCTTTTCCAGCAACTGGTAGTAAGGGTTCCTTAATTATCGCAGGTGTTGCTAATACAGGAAATACTAATACTACTTTATCTAATGTGGCTATGGGACAAGCATCAGTCGTAAGTATTCCTGACCCAGCTAATGCAATTGGTCGTTTTTTAGTAGGCGCTACAGCAACTCCTTTTGTTTCAGGAAATTTCCCACAAAACTCAGGAACAGCCGGATTAATGATTGATTCAGGGATAGCTGTATCTGCATTAGCAACCACATCAACCGCAGTATTATTGACCCCTTCAGCAGATCAAAGCATTACTATTCATAATTTATCTGTGGCACAAGGTAATTTGATTGCAGGTTCCTCTGGGCACGCAGGAACCGTAAGTTCTTTTCCATCTACAGCAGCAAATGGTTCGTTATTATTAGCTGCAATTAATGCCGGCGGCGCATTTAACACCACCATTTCAAATGGTACAATGGGACAATCTACTGTCTATACCATTCCTGATATCGGGGCAGCCACAGGGGATATCGTAGTATCAACGGCAGCTGTTCGAATGAAGACGGTAGCTGCTGCGGCGGCTGCTGGGGGAAATGCTGCACAATCTTTCTCCGATGCATTCTGTACTTCGGGAAGTGTTGTTATAGGAAACTGGGTAACACAAACAACACCTGCCGAAGTCATTACAATTGTTCCTGGTAATGGAAGTTTTGTAGTAACCAGTACAGCCGATGCGGGCGCCGGAACATTTAGCTACATAATCACAAAATAATGATTTACACTAATAGCTTAATAGGTAGAGTTCTAGATATTTTTCTGGCGATGTGGGTTCGAATCCCACTTAGTGTTTTATTGAAGGATTAGATTATGAATAAAGTGGAATTAATAGTAAGACGCGATGCATTAATCGCAGCGATAAACGAATCTGCGGCAAATCATAATTTGTTAATTGGTCGTTTAGAAGAGATTAAATTTGTCATTGAACAAATAGAGAAGTCAGAAAATCAAATGTAGAATCATTTGATTGCATTGAAAATTAGCCATACTATGTTAAATTAGACAGATAAATACCCGGGGGGTATTGCGTATGGCTCTTATTATGTTAGTCTGGATATGCGGTGTGGTTTCTCCATACCTCATTTCCACTTTCCACACCGCCCCGAGGTGTTGTATGATGCAAAATGATAAATTTGATGCAGCCATAAAAGTTGTATTGGAACACGAAGGACAATTATCGGATAACCGTTTAGATCCTGGTGGCGTTACTAATTTTGGTATTTCTCTGCGCTTTCTTATTGAAAACCACATTGATATTAATTTAGATGGGAAATCTGACCGAAAAGATATTTTATCCATGACTAAAGAAGATGCTATTTGTCTTTATAAAGAAGATTTTTGGGATAAGTATAATATTGATGAGATAGATTCTCATTCATTAGCTATTAAATTATTTGATTTATGCGTCAATTTAGGCGGTAAACAGGCAATTAAATTATTACAAATTTCTATCAATCAGATGAATGAACTACCTATAGAGGTGGATGGAGATTTGGCTAATATTACTTTATTTAAAGTGAATCACTCTGATCCCAATAAATTATTATATCGATTAAAAGTTAATGCAGAACATTTTTATATTAATTTAGTTGCCGATCATCCCAATTTGGCGCCGTTTCTTCCCGGATGGCTTAATCGAGCTAAATCATGAATGCTGAGCAAATAGAACAAGTTAGGTTATTTGATTGGATTCGAACGCGCCCAGACATAGAACCTTATGCCTTCCATATAGCTAATGAACGTAAATCGACCCCTCAAGCAGGTTATTTATTAAAGCGAATGGGAGTTAAGGCAGGCGTAAGCGATTTATTTATAGGCATTCCAAAAAAAGAATGGCATGGACTTTTTTTGGAATTAAAGGCTGGAAAGAATAAACCTTCCGATGTACAGGAAAATTTCTTAATGAATATGTCATCAAAAGGTTATTACTGTATCTGGGCAAAAGGATATGAAGATGCAAAACAAATCATTGAAGATTACATGCGTCTTTAAATATTTTTTTACTAATGACAAATTTATTGGCTTCCCATTTTAATAACAGAGTATGAGGAGTCGAGACCAATTTAATCATATTTTTAACAATTTCCACCATATCTAGCATATAGAAATAACGCGATGGATTTTTTATTTGAATCTTTACAAATTTATAATAGAAAATATTTTTGGCCTTTAAAGAATTTGGATAATAAGATTCGGAAACAGAAAAAGGAAAATGCGAAGTGCAGTCATAAATTGCATGAAATACATACCCTCCTCCGGGAAGCTCATTGATCCAATATTTAGCGCCAATAACATCCGCTTCAATTAATTCTGGAGGCTCAGACTTAAGGCTTAGTTTTGCATTGGGATCGATTAATTCCACATCACATTCTCGACAAATTCTCGCTACTTTATCATTTACAGCATTACATTTATGACAATTTTTCCAATCAAAAAAGTGCTCGCATCGTTTTTTTTCGTTTAGTCCAATACATCGTCTTCCATAAATTGTATTGTAGGTCCCGCAATCAGAACAGGGAATACAATAATCAGGATTATTCTCAGCTAAATTTTTAAGTGCTGAATTAATAATTGGATTATCAATGTCACCATGCCTATCAAGATTTCCTGCATAATCTAAAATAAGGCAATCTGATTTTAATGGGCTCAAGCGTAATCCTCGTCCTATAGCCTGCGTATAAAGAACTAATGATTCAGTTGGTCGAACAAATACCACTGTATCAAAATTAGGAACATCTACGCCGACTGTTAGCACATTAACATTGACTAAATATTTTATTTTACCGGCTCTTGCTTTTTCGATAATATCAATACGTTCATTTATAGGTGTATCGCCCGTTATAATTTTCGTTAATTCTTTAGGAAGCGCCTCCAGGCACTCTTGGCAATGTCTTATGGTGCTTGCGAAAATGAAAGCGCCATTTCGGCACGTAACTATCTTTGACACAGAGCGCATTATTTTACCAGTTAATCGAGTATTTTTATCCAGGACATTTTGTAGATCTTTATGATTAAATAGGCCCGTACTTGAAATTCTTACTTTAGAAAAATCATAAATAGTTTCTTTTGGAATACCAAAGAACGGCTTAACCAGATAATTATTTTCTATTAGCCAAGCGGTCGTTATTTCACAGACAGATTCTTTAAAATAGCAATTCTCTCCAAAAATGATATGTCCTTTCCCTCGATAGGGCGTTCCAGTTAAACCAACCACTCTAAAACTATATCCTTTTTCTTGTGACAAAAGTCCATAATGATTAAGTAATTGAATATACATTGATTTTTTATCATTTGGATTTACATTATGCGCCTCATCAATCACAATAAGATTAAAATTAATAGCTTGTAATTGACTATTCTTTTTTAATCCAAAATGAATTGAGTGAGGGGATGCAAAGACAATAGGCAATGAACAATCTTTCTCTTTTAAAGATGCGCAATAAATGGAAGCTTTTCCGCCTTGGTTTTGATATACAGCTACATTCTGCCTTATTAGCTCACTATTTAAAGTGAGACAAAGCGCTCGCCATCCAGCCCGTTCTATCATCAGCAATAACTCGGCTATTAGAAGCGATTTCCCGCTTCCTACGGACGCATTAACAAGAAGGGGATACTTAACTTCTTTAAGGCGCTTTTTTAATTTTCCAAAAACTTCTTCTTGATAAGGTCTTAGTTGCTTTCTCGACATATCTTCCTATAGCCACACATTCGGCAGGCATAATATAAACTAGATTCATTAATGCGCTTTAAAGGCTCTTTTGATTCAAATATCTTTTTTGCCTTCATTCTTAATTTATAAAAATAATCTGAATCAAAAGCAACCCATTCATCATGAAATTCACTGGTATCTTTATTTAATGCGAGGACAACGGCTTCTTTGTATCCGCTAAGACCCATATACGACTGTACTTGTGCAAAATAATTAGGATTCCATTGCTGAAGGCCATTTTTTTTAAATAAATTAAAGCTGGCATCTTTCGCCGTCTTTATTTCCAGCAACGTAAATGATTTATCTGCATTTTCAATTAATGCATCAATATTTCCTCTAAAATAAGGGAATTCTTTATCAAAAAATTCAAATGTTTTAAAGTCATCATAAGTTCTAATTACATTTATACCAGAATTTCTGAGGCAATTTATAATAAGTAATTCCAGTGATTTTCCAATATCTAATGTTCGTCTTTGTTTCGCATTGAACGGCTCGCATAATTTTTGATTGAATCGATACCATAATTTTCTTTCGCACGATTCACCTACGGAAGAAGCGCCTATATAATTCCTAGGCGCTTCTTCTTCAATTTTCATTGAATCAAGTAATTCAGTTAATATTCCCTTCTTCATTTTGCCAGCCCTTCCTAAAATGGAATGTCATCTTGCATTGCCTTAAATTCTTGTAATGCCGGCGTTGCATTTCTGCTAAATGCGGAATCTAATTTGTCAATAACAGGCTCAATTTTAACTCCTATTTCGCATGAAAATTCCGAGCTTTTAGGGTCGTGTACTTCAGAAACAGTGTTACCAAACATCATTCCTGTGCCATCATTTTTAGGCATTGACCATTCTCGAATCTTTATCCCTAGAACCTTTCTAAACATAGGCTTTAAATCTTCATTAATGGGCGCCTCAGAATGAGCGGGCTTAAACTTACATAAGTCCATCACTAATTTCATCATATTCAAAGCTCTATTTACCTGCTCTGGTTTTTCGGCAAAAGCTTTTATTTTTTGCGTTACTTCTCTATTCTTGAAATCATTAGAAGTTATCTTCCATATTATTTCATAGTATTTTTGATGCCCAAGATACTCGCTTTCTTTTTGAATCAAAACAAAAGATTTAATTTCTGCCAAAGCAGTGGTTCCATCAGGAATTATAGAAAAATCCTGTATGAAAGCTTTTTTCGGATCGCCTGTAATTTCTTCGCCATTTGGGGATGTCCAGAATGTCATTATTAATTCTCCTCATTATCGTAGTTATTAATTTTATGGATTATCTCATTTAAATCATTATCAATATGCAAAGTATCAAACATTCCCATAGAGGACTTTGCCATATGAACGCCATCATTATTAGTCAAAAATTTATATTCTCCATCAATAACAAGGGAATGAAAAACATAAGTAAATTTCCCTTCTATGGTTACATTTTGGTCTATCATTTTACCGATAGTTTTTGGTTTATAAGTGCCATGTGTATCTATTTCGGTATGCATCATAACAAAGCAAAATAAATCATCACGTAATAGGCTAATGGCTTCAAAAACATGAAATGCATTGACACCAATATCAGTGAATTTTTGATATCCTTTTTCATTCGCTTTTCGCATGAAAGAATTCATAAAAGTATATCCAAAGTCATCAATAACAAGGTATTTAATATCTAATCGTTTTTCATTAACTAATTTTATTAGTCGAAGAATAGATGAGGAATTATCGGTTGAATAGTAATTACCTGTTAATCCGTCAGGGCTTAGATTAGAATATTTTTTCTTCGATCCCCTGAATGGTAATGGCTTTCCAATAACATTAATAATCAATGTTTCTTGACAGGGAAGATTTCTAATGCTTGTTGATTTTCCAGTTCCTGATTCGCCTAAAATCAATATTGAATTACTCATTTTATTGTCTCCTTACACATTTAACGTCAATGTTATTGCTGGTTTTGAGTAATCTAAGATTAAAAAAGATTCAACTAAATCTTGATCTACGGTCGAAGCATATGCTCTAATAGTCTCAAGCACTTTCTTATCGACACGATAGCTAATTGATTTTTTAATTGGATTGAACTCTTTAGATAACTGGGATTGGACTATTTCATATTCTTTAGTATCAACCTTATATAAGGAAGGCGTTTTAACTTTTACTTTAAATTTTCCAACCACTCTAGTCTGTTCACCGTCATGAACAACAGAGGTGACATGTCCTTTTTCGTCATAATTAGCTAGTTTCATATCCGAAACTATTTTGCGTTCTACACGCTCCTTAATCATCTTTAGCTCAGCTATTTGATAATTAATCGTATTCAGATTAGTAATATCTTCAATCAATCGTTCTTCAGCAACGATATTCTCATCTATATCAAATTCAAACATTTCTTCACCTTTTAGTGTATGTACTCGGCGGATTTGCCGTAAGAAGAATAATAACAAAGTGATTGACTAAAGTCAAGTAATTTTATACACTATTTTTAATTAGGGGGATAATAATGACGATTGAAGAATTAAAAGCAATGTTTGCAAATGGCAATGATTTTCAAATTAGAACGGGTATACCGCATACGAGTTGGCATAATTGGAAGAGAATGGGTTATATTCCTATTAGATCGCAAATTCGATTAGAGTCGATCACAGGGGGTGAATTAAAAGCTGATTTAGGTCATGTTCCAGAGGAGCCTGTAAAGATTAAAGATAAACCGCTCTTTGAATTATCTTCTACAGCACATTTATTTGAAGATTTTATTAATTCGAAATCGATGCAAAATTTGTTTACTCACGTAAGCCGAGATTACATCAATGAGCAAATAAATTGGATGTTAAGAAAACTTAAAATTTTACGTATAAAATAACTTAAGGAAAAAGGATGAACGAGGACGAAAAAAACAGCCGTATTAAAACTGCCATTATATCTAATTTATGCATTTACAATGGGATGGTTTTGAGTCCTTATATCATTGAAGAAATAGCTACGGAACTTGTGAAATGTGTTTTAGATCTTAAGCAATTTAAAATGGATGGAGAAATTAAAAATGAATCCCCGAACTAAACGAAAAGTAATACAATCCGTTGGTTTTTTTCTAGCTTTTTCTTTTGCTACATTATTGGTTTATTGTATTGTATCCGCTGTTATTTTGGATGATGAGGATGAAATGAGTTTAAGTCAATATGGTCAAATGGTTGATTTAGATGAATATGATATGGACGATCCTACCGAAGAGGAAGTAAGGATTTATGAAGAAAAACCAATCTCTGGCGGGGAAGAAATATAATTGCTTGGTTGGCCTTGCGAGCTTAACATTTCTACCAAGGGACGTCTTTAATATTAAAGAGATATTTATCTAGTGTCAACAAAAAAGCCCCGTACAGGGGCTTAATCGCATCTCAGGAGTAATTTCTTGCGTAAATTACAGGCGGTATTATATCCACGGATTCATTGAATGTATAGGGTTTTTAGATTAAGATCTGACACAAGGTAATATCGAGTTACCACTGTGTCAGTGCGCGAGGCGCTTTGGCTATTTCAACGCATAAAAGGTGCGTAAAATATGAACAAAAGTATATCAAGATTTAATTTAATATGCAATAGTAGGCGTTATGAATTTTTTAGATGGCCACTCCGGGCCGACCCTTTAGTTCTGAGTTAAAGGTTTACATCATGCACAACAAGAGAGGACAATTATACCATGAATGACAAATATTTGTATAATAAATATTTTGCTTTTTTAATGAATGAGATAAAGCGGTGTTCTAACAAACCCTTCCGTTACAACGAAATAAACGATTTTATAAATTCTCCTCTTGGCCAAAAAGGTTATCATCAATTCTGTTCGCTCGAAACTTTTCAAAAAAGAGGCACTAATACATTTCAACATATTTCAGAAGTTTTAAATGGAGTTAGCTTATGATTAATAATATAGAAAAATTTGAAGGTTCTTTTTCCAGGGAAGAATCGGGATGCACCATTATGCTCAATCAAACAATTCAGTTTATCAAGGATGTAGATGTTCTAGGATTGTATGTTTA